CTCTAAATATTGTCTATGCGTATTGCACTAATTGGAGCTCATAATACAGGTAAAAGTACACTTATTGAAAATTTTATTAAGCAATGGCCAATGTATAAGCGGCCAGAAAAAACTTATAGAGATATCATCAAGGAACAAAACATTAAGCTTAACAAACAAGGAGATAAAGAATCTCAAAAAGCTATTCTTAATGCTCTTGTAGATGAGGTCCAATTAGCAAGCGTGTCTGATGACAAACACATTATTTTTGATAGATGTACCGTAGACAATATTGCTTATTCCCTTTGGCATTATGCTAAAGAAACAGAAGGATTTACTACAGAATTTATTATTGATTGCCAGTCAATTGCTACTTTATCTTTAAAGCACATTGATGTTATTTTTTATCTTCCAATTAGGAAAGAAATTCCAATCACGCCAAGAGAAGGTAGAGAAACCGATGAAGTCTTTAGAGAAGAAATTAACAATATTTTTGACTCATTAGTTGAGTCTTACGAAAAAGGAACTGGGGCATTCTTTCCAAGGGAAGATTGTCCAGCTGTAATTCGTTTGGAAGGTCCTCCAGATATGTGGATTCCTCAAATGAGACTTTATATTAAAGACAACGGAAATTTCTTTGACGAGCAAGATGGTTCCCTTATTGATGCTTCTAAGGTAGTATTGGACGGAGAGGAGCCTCCGTTTTAATTCTCAATTTAGAAATAAGTTCCTTATATTTTCTTTGAGGCTTTTCTTGCTTCAAACTTAAGTCTGCTGCAGATTCTAAATCTGGAGAGTTTAATTCTATTTTACCGCAATAAGGCATAGGCATTTGTTTCAAAATGTCTTCAAAATAGTTATCTACAAAAAAGCCAATCTTTTTAGAAAGAGCTTTTTTTGACATACACATAACTTTAGGAAAAGCACTTTTAGTGTTTTTGTATTCTGTCTCAATGCTCTGCAGACAGTAACTCAAGATTACTCTTCTTCCATCGGCGCTGTTGAGAGGTATGTTATGTTTTGAAGCAAAAGACATTGCTAATTTTAATCCTTTTTCAAATGAAGGATAAATGTCAATTACACAAATCCTAGATTTTGGAAACAGTTTTATCATAACTTAAAATTTTTTGGAGGTCTTCCTAAGCGACAATTTACTATTCCGTTGTAATAGCTTTCTTTAAGAATGACATCGTGTAAGAGCTGTAGTTTTATTTCTTTATATCCTAACTCAAATTTAGAATTACACCACTCTAAAATTGTAAATGTAAAATTTTCTTTTCCGTATTTGGCAATGTCTTCGTTGAGTTCTTTTGATGAGCCTGTGTATGTTTTCCAATCAGATTCTTTTTCATCCAAGCGGGCCCGTTTTTTACCTTTAAGAGGTTTTCTTCTAATTTTGGAAACACATTGTTTCTTTCCTATGTATCGCTTAGCAGGAGTTAAAGCATTGTTGACAATCTCATACACAAAACCAAACGCATTTTGATTGTAATCTACGTTGTCTGCTAATTTCCAATGTCCTAAGTCCATGTTACTTCTTTTTCTTTCCTCTTTTCTTGGACATTCCTCGGCGAGTAACAATGCCTCCGTATAGACTTTTGGCAATTCTATTGTCTCCTTTATTCCAGTTGTCTCCGCTAATTGCTGAAGCCGTTGCTCCTACATTTGGGCCCATAACAGAAGAAGCTCCTCCTATAACATTGGTTTCTTGCAAAATTTCTTCAACTAATTTATGAAATTCCATACAAATACTTATTCTGTTTGTTGACTTTTACACCATACAAGTGACATTCTATACATCGCTGTTAGATCCACCCAAAGCGTTATAGCGGGGCTTAGTTGTAAGATAAATAAACAGGAGCAGCGATTCATAAATTAAAAACACTACTCGAAGTGCGTTAGTTACGTGACCGTTGTTTGGCAATTTGCCAGGACCGCTCAAGCCAGCCTTTACAGGACAACCGAGGGGGCATATTAATCATTCTGATTTTTTGAAGCTTGTTAACCCGACTGAGACTCGTTTTATACGGAGTATTTAAGATTGGAGGTTTTCCCACAATAAGGGGGGAACCTCCCTCCTTCGATCTGAATTTCCGGAATATTAAGATAGCTTTAGAAAGGGAAAGTTTAGATGATTTTTTTTGTTGTTAAGAGTAAATAATAAAACATGACAATAACAGAAAAATACGGTTTTCAAGTATCTGTTGATCAATTTCACAACCCAGTTTCTTCTGATTTTTGTGATACAGGGGAAAATGAATTAATTGAATTGTTTGAAGATACTTGTCTTAAATTAAAAAATTTAAATAAGAATCATTACTCAATGATTGAGCTTGGTTCCAATCATTGTTATTATTCTTTATTGTTTAAACACATTATAGGAAAAGAGCTTACAACCAACATTATGGTTGAACCATGGGAAAAAAATTATCTTGTAGGCCTGAATGAGTTTGCTATTAATAATTGTTTTGGATTTTTTTATAAAAACTCTATAGGAACACAATACGAACGGGCAGGTTTTACGTTTGACATAAATGAAGTAAAACCAATTTTATTAGAAGAAATACTAAACAAACAATTTTTATCAACAATAGACGTAATACATTGCGATATTGATGGTTCAGAACATTTTATGTTAGATTTAAATTATAACTTTTTTAAAACAAAAAAGGTAAAACATTTATTTCTTTTAACTCACACCGAAGAGTTGCATATTTCTTGTAAAAACATATTACAAAGTTTAGATTATGAGCTAGCAGTTGATAACTATCATGCAGTTGCTGGTGGAGATGGACTAATTATAGCCAATAGTTGAAAAAAAACATAACTACTGTAAAGTTAGTTATGATTTCAATGGAAGCGTTGTTTGAAGAATATCATCAAAAAATAGAAGAGTTTCTTAAAATTGATGAGCTAAACATGAAGGATGCTCAGATGTCTTTGCCTTCAGTGCGCCACTATTGGGTTGGGCGATTGATGCATCACAAACAGCAAATTAACAAACTAAAAAAAGCTAAAGAAAAAGCAGCTAAAACTTTGAGAGAAAGACTTGAGTTGGAATCTCCCATTGGTTTGAGTCCCAAAACTATTGCAGACTCAATATCTAAACATGAGGTAATGCAAAAGATAGATGAGGAAATTACTAACAACGAACTTCTCGTTGAATACCTTTCAAAGGTTGAAGCTAATCTTCGAGATGCTCAATACGGAATGAACAATCTCACCAAAATTATAACTTTGGAGACTACATAATGATGGTTGAATTTATATATGACACAATAGCAAGAAAGCCTAAAATTGTTTCAGAATATTTGGAACAAATTAGGGAATTATTTTCTGTTGAAGACAAAGCTCTGGTTTTCATGAGACGTCGAACAGGAAGACATGGCATGCCTGTTCGTAAATATGCAATATCAAACAAAGGCCATTTTGATGCTCCTTTTTTCAAGGTCATATATGATGCCATTCTGCTTAATTTTCCGTCATTACAAATTAGAATTAATGACAATATGGTTTACAGAGTTAAGCCTTATTTTATAGCACATGAACCCATAAAGCTAAACATACCTCCTCGAGATTATCAGTTAGAATCAGCAACAAAGGCTCTTCAGTATGGTCTGGGAGTAATTGTATTACCAACATCAGCGGGTAAAACTCTTACTATTGCTTTAATTGCTGCAACGGCAATAACTAAAGACATTAACAATGTACTAATTTTAGTTCCAAATATACAGCTTGTAGAACAGACTTATAATGATTTCCTAGAATATGGAATTAGCCCAGAACACATCTCCAGATGGACTGGTAGCTATGAATATGAAACAACCAGAATCGTCATAGCTAACAATCAAATTCTTCTTTCCAAAACTCAAGACACGTCTGTACTCAATAAATTTAATGTCATTATATGCGATGAAGTACACAAAATTGGAACAGCAGAAAAAATATCCAAACTCATTAAAGGCTTAAGCGCAGAATATAAATTTGGCTTTACTGGTTCATTGCCAGAAAATAATTTTGATAGGTGGTCTATTAATAGAATTTTTGGACCAGTTATTTATGAAAAAAAATCAATAGAACTAAGAGATGATAATTTTATTTCTAAAGTTCGGGTATTTGGACTTGAATTGGAATACAAAAATATTCCAGAATTTACAAGACCTTCAATGAGTGAACCTACTGCTGGTTACATTGAAGAGACTGAATGGCTTCATGGTAATGAATTCAGAAATTCTACTATGACAAAATTGATTAACAAGCTTGATACCAATACTCTTGTTCTTGTAGATCGAATTGCGCACGGAGAATTGTTACTTGAATATTTTAGTTCTCGTACGGACAAACAAATTTATTTTATCCAAGGTTCTGTTGAAGTTGAAGAACGAGAAAAAATGAGACAGATTATGGAAGAATCAACAAACGTTGTCTGCATTGCTATTTCAAATATTTTCTCAACTGGAATTTCTATCAAAAATTTGCACAATATTATTTTTGCTTCTATAGGTAAAGCTCGCATTAAGATTATTCAATCTATTGGAAGAAGTTTACGTTTGCATCACACAAAAGAGATAGCAACTATTTTTGATATAGCCGATACATGCTTAACATACGGTTTTAAACACTACGAAGAAAGAAAAAAACTGTATAAAGAACAAAATATTCCTTTAAGTTCAACTAAACTTGTTGAAAAGTAGAATATTAAACATATAATGCTGCTTACCTATGAGTGATAAACCAATTCCACCAAAACGAGTCAGAAGAACTAAGGAGGAGTTAAAAGATGTATATATTGATCCAATTGAAATGGAAAAATTAATTCAAGAATACTATTCTTCGGATACTGATACTATTTCCGATCGACTTGCTGAAATGATACAAATGATTGCTGTTAGATTAGGGCTAGCTAGAAATTTTTATTCTTATAGTTTTAAAACAGAAATGCAAGGAGATGCAATTGTTAAGATGATGACTGCCTTGAGAAGAAAACGATTTAAATGTGGAGCTGGTTATAATCCTTTTTCTTACTTTACAAAAGTAGCTTATCATGCATTTCAAAATTGTATTAAAAAATCCAAGAAAGATTTTGATACACTAAAAAGATATCAAGAAGAAGCATATCAGCATCATATATGCGAAGGCAATATTCCTCATAAGAAAAATTCTAGTTCTCATATTAACGACGACCATTCAAATCAACATGGCAGCCTTTACACAAATTAATCCAAAAAATAATAAAGTTTTATTTTTCTCTGATTTACATCTAGGAGTTCATCAGAATTCTCCAACCTGGCACAATATTTGTTTAGATTTAGCAGAGTGGATTAATGACGTAATGATTAGTTATGAGCTTGATACTATAATTTTTGCAGGAGATGTATTTCACAATCGGCATGAAATAGGAGTCAATACACTGCATGTAGCCAAGAAATTTTTTGATATATTAAAATCATACGAAATATACATTATACCAGGCAATCATGATGCTTTTTTATCATCAACAGTTGAAGTAAATTCTGTTGAAATATTATCTCAGAGCAATATACATGTATATAGTAATCCAACTACAATTAAAATAGGAGAAAAACAAGTTACTTTTTGTCCTTGGAAAACCAATATTGCTGCTTTAGATAAAGTTGACATGTTAGTTGGACATTTTGAAATTCCTAATTTTAAAATGAATGCAACAAAGATTTGTGATCATGGAGATGCGTCTGCTGATTTATTAGAAAAAGCTCATGTTGTGGTTACCGGCCATTTTCATTTTAGAGAACATAGATTATATGAGGACGGAAAATATATTTTGTATTTAGGAGCTCCTTATGAAATGGACTTTGGAGACAGAGATCAGCAAAAAGGAGTGTCTATTATTAATTTTGATGATTTTTCTGATGTAGATTTTGTTACAAATAATTTAACTCCAAAGCACATTAGAATAAAGGTATCTGAACTCCTAGACAAAAAATATAAAATTCTTTCAGGTCTAGTAAAAGGTAATATTGTTAGTTTGTATGTAGATGTAAAACTAGACACCCTTACGCTTGATTTGTTAATAACTAAATTAACTCAATACGGGCCTTTACAATTCAGAACCGAATTTAACATACTTGATACAGCTCAAATTGATACCAAAGATGTCAAAAAATTATCAATTGATATAGAAACAGCTTTTCAAGAATTTGTAGAACACATTGAAACAAGAGCCACTAAAAAAGAAGTACTTGATAAATGTTTAGAATTGTATAAAATATGTAAAACTTCTCATGAGCACTAAAACAGAAAAAATAGGAGTAGGTATTATTACATGCAACCGTCCTGATTATCTTAAACAATTGCTAAATTCAATGGTTGAATGCTATTCAATGACAGAATGTTTGGTAGATTATATTGTAATTGTTAATGACGGAAAACCTCTTGAAACACCTCCTCATATAGGAGTGTTGCTTCAGAACGAACAAAACGTAGGAGTAGCTAAATCTAAGAATAGGGCTATGAAATATCTTTTTGATAAAGGATGTGACTACATTTTTATTATTGAAGATGACATGCTTATTAAAGATAAAACCGTATTTCAACAATACGTAGAAGCTTATAAAGCAAGTGGAATTCATCATTTTAACTATGGTCCAGGATCTCCTTTTAATCGTAAACAAAAAATTCAAAACTTTGATCTGCATAACAGACATTTGCTTGACACGGATACTGAACCTAATCCAAAAATGATAATTGATTATAAAACATGCAAAATTGCTTTATATGAGCACACTGTTGCTGCTTTTTCTTTTTTTACAAGAACTTTGTTGGAAAAGGGTTTGGGATACATGTGTGAGGATTTTGATAATTGTTGGGAACATGTATCAAGCACCAATTATATTATTAAAGCTGGATACCATCCTCCTTTTTGGTGGTTTGCTGATTTAGCTAACAGCCATGAGCTTGTTACAGAAGCTCCTGGAGCAATTGAAAATTCAGCAATTGCAAAAGACAATGAATCTTGGATGAAACGGGTAATGTCTGGCAGAGAGATATACAAGAAAAAACATGGTTATTATCCAAACCAACCCCCTCCTTCTACTGAAGAAGAAGTTATACAAATACTCAAAAAGTTAAAGAAAGATATTAAAAAATGAACGAAATTATTACATTTGGGCAAGGATATAAACTTAATTCTGGAATTAAAG